TACAATGAAACGGACTTATCAGATAAACTTCAACAATTAGAAAAACTCGAAAAGGAATTAGCACAGATAGATTCGAGTATTAAAAAACAACAAGGAATTATCAATGCAAAACAAGAAAAAATTAATCACCTTTCCGACCATGAATATGATCCGAACTGTAAATACTGTGTATCTAACGTTTTCGTACAAAATGCAATTGAAGCACAAAATACGATTATTGCAGATAGAGACATATTAACTGAATTATCTGCGACCCAATTACAATTAAAAACAACAATTTCAACATATTCAGATGTTAGAACAGATGCCAATGCATTAGCAATATTAAAACAAAAACATGAAACAAAGCGTTTAGCAATTGAAAAACAAGAATTGCAAATTCAAATCATTGAAGGCGAATTACAAACTCGAGAATCAGAATTAGAAACATGTTTAGAACGTCAAGAATCATTTAAAGCTAATGCCACTGCAATAACACATAATGAACTAATTGATGAAAAAATTAACAAGTTAAAAACATCAATTGATTCAGCTACGATTAAAATAAAAACAATTACAGACACAATTCGTAGTAAACATGGTAAAATTGAAGTTGCTAAGACCACAAAGAAAACAGCAATTGAGTCATTAGACACATACAAACAACTAGAGACTGAATACAAAGCATACGAATATTATCTAGAATCAGTTAAACGTGATGGGGTTCCATACGAGTTAATTGCAAAAGCAATGCCAAAGATTGAAGCAGAAATTAACAATGTGCTGAATCAGGTAGTTGATTTTAACATGGTGCTTCAGAGCGACGGTAAGAATATCAACGGGTATATTATTTATGATGAAGATAATTTCTGGCCATTGGAATTAACAAGCGGTATGGAACGATTTATTTCATCACTTGCAATTCGCATAGCACTTATCAATGTATCAGCACTACCACGTCCTAATTTTATTGCAATTGATGAAGGTTGGGGAAGTTTAGACACAGAACATATTTCTGCAGTAGTTAATCTATTTGATTATTTCAGAATTAAATTTGATTTCTCCATAATCATTTCACACGTCGATTCAATGCGAGATATGGTCGACAACTTAATCGAAGTAAACAAACTAAACGGATTCAGCCAGATTTCACACAACTGATATTTATATTTAAAAGAATATCAGTGAATGAAACGTAAAGAAGCAGTATATAAGGGTTTACAATTTGTTCCGGTTTGGTTTGAAGATACATCATTAACATCACCTGATTACTTCCAAATTACCGAGTTTCCTACACGCTTAACTGCTGGTAAGAACTTGTTCAAACTTCGAGGACATCCAACAAATCTACGCCCTGGATCATATTTAAACATTGAAGTATTAGATTACAATGGCGATCCAATTTATTCTGAAATTGTCAATTTTATTGATGAAGATAAAAGCCGTGTAATTGCAATCTTTATTTATGAAGAAACATCGCCTGGTGATTGTACTATTACTGTTACTTGCGAAGCTATCAATGTTCCCGCAGATTGGCAAGGTAAATCAAATATAAAATGGACACGCACAGTCCCGGTTAATCCGAATGTATCAAATATATCTGAAATTATTTTTGAACAAATTCCGGAACTAGTAATCAGTGAAAATGTCGGAGTTCATTTAGATCGAGTATATTCTCCGGCAGGACAATTTCCTACATATTCATCTGGTACGGTTCGTTATTTTTTATATAACAATCAGCCGGCTATTGAGTTAATCGGTGGAACATTTACAAATGATATGAGTACAGGCACATTAACTGTACCATCGCCTGTTAATCCAACGCCTACGCCCAATTTCCCTATATCTACAACTACGTACACCAGTACGATTAAAAAGATATTAACCGGAACCGTAGCCTTATTAGACACAGAGTATACGGCGTATAGTAGCCAAAGCATATCACAACATACATATACAGAATTTGCAGCAAGTTCTTATAGTATTGCATATGAAGCAACACCGGAATATGTAGCTACTCAGAATTCTGAATCATTTGCGTTAATGCAAATTAAAGGATTAGATCCAGCAACCGGAGATGTTTCTAGAGTTAAAGTGTTTATGAACAACACAGGCACGGTTGGTACATGGGAACTATTAAATGATGTTGAATTAGATGAAACAGAAATGTTTATTGCTAGCACTGCATCATTATATCCGGATACCAGTATTGGTATGTTTGTTACTCAAAGTACTATTAATACATATTGGCAAGGCATCACATATGTAAACAGTGCAGTATCATCAGCTCCAATATTAACATGGACAACCCAATCACTTAACAATTCCATGTTAATACAAAATACTGCAAATATATCTGCTCTGAATTCAGTTACAGTTGCAAAAATTAATTCTGCATACAATGGGATATTTATTGCGAATTCTGAGTATAAAATTACATTGGATGCTATAGGTACAGTATCTGGGTCATCCACTGCAAAATTATCTTTGTATTTATCAGGCAGTGCATTTGATTATAATCCTACAGATTATTTTAATCAGGAATTTCCAGTTAAATTTGGAAAACGTGTCGGTGAATTGCAAATTGCAGAAACATCACAGCGTTGGGATGATACCGTATTTAATTTTACTGCAGATCATGATGGTGATGGTGTATTACTACTTGTAGCAGAAGAAGGATTATGGCAGGTTGCTGATATTCGAACTACAACTGACAATGATGCTGGATATTCTCCTAATTACACCAGACTACGAACCCTAGTTCCAACCGCACATAAATCTAAAAACCAATTAACATTCAAAGCAGAGTATTACAATGTTAATGGAGAAAAAAGCAAACAAATTAGTTATGTGTATAACAAAGATTGGGCAGGAGGTAACCGATATATCGATGGTGATTATTCAATGCTCACCGGTTCTTTATATGTAGCAGATTCATTAGAAACTGGAGTTGCTATATCCGGATATAAGAATACTGGATTTATTCGTTCATTAGCTGGGAACTAAAGGGGGAGTGCCGTATAGCGGCGTTGGTTTAGAATTATATGCAAATACTTCAAGTTATTTTAGATATAGTACCACAGACAGTGAAATTGATGTACGTACGGATAAATTCTTCTTTGGACAATATCCTGCGCCATTTATAAGCGGGGCTAATGGAAATATTGAAATTTCAGCTAGCAATTTTCATTTGTCAGCAGAAGGAAACGTTACTGCTAGCAACGCATTATTTACTGGTGTTGCTTTAGCAAATGTAATACGTGATAAAACTGTAATAATTACAAATGCAAATTCTGGTTCATATTTGCAAAATTATATCGAAAACGATTTTACCAACACCCCGGCAGTTCGAATAGTAATGGATGGATCGTTAGGTGGCGAAATTGTACGCAGAGTACGAGTAAATATAGCATTATCAAGACCTATAGGAGATTTTCTTTTACCTAGTATTGGCGCGACAGAACGAATAGATTTTATTCTGGAAACGGTTTTTCAAAATAAAATTTTAGACACATTCTTTAATCGTACAGCACCGCCAACGACATATGATCAAATAACATTAGATGAAGCAGCTGTAATAACATTGGTAACTGCTGGAAACACAGGCGATTCATATTTCATTACTGCTGGCACCGAAAACCCTTTAGATTTTTCGTTTAAACGTAATTTGAAAATAGGTGATGGTGACACCAATGGAGGTATCTTAACTATATCCAGCTCCGGAGTTGCCGGCGGCTCTGGTGTAAATCAACCTAGAATACAATTAAAAAATAATTCTTATGGTCAATTGAATATAAACCCAGCTAATGTAAGTAGTACAACAGCTACGATAATCGGCAATCGAACTTTAGGAAATTGGGGGCAATCGTACACGATAACCAATAACAGCGTTGCTATTAGACCTTACATTGCAGTATCTGGTTCAGCTAATGGACAAGATCGTAGAATATTAATTAACGGAGCTACACATTACGGGCAACGCGTGGTAACAGCAACCGGCGGATCACCAGATATTACATTGGAAACTTCGGATAGTATTATTATTTGCAATCATTCATCAGGAACAATGACTATTGATTTAGGAACACCAA